CGGTGGACGGACGCTGCCAAGCCCATGCAGGACGCATTGACGTGGCTCGACCACAACCTCCTGCACATGCAGGAAGTCAACGAGCGCGTCAACTTAGAGAAATACAAACTTGGCACGGGCTTGTACAAGCATGGTTGGCTATACGAGCGGCGCAAAATCTGGACATACGACCTTGATGGGCGCGCCATGCGAGCGGAACGCCTACGGGGCGGCCCCTTTGTAGACCATGTGAAGTTGCACGACTTTGTTCTCCCCCCTTACGCTTACAATATCCAAGCGGACGATCAGGGCGGTGCGCCGTGGGTGGCGGAGCGCCTTCGCATCAACGTAGACCGCCTGCGCTCACTTGCGTTCTCTTCCGAGCCTTTCCTCCCAAACATCGACAAAGACGCGGTGAACTTCATTCTCAAGTTTTTGGAGAGTGACGAAACCGATTACGACGTGAAGGTGCAAGACTTAGACTACGTGAAGTCTGGGCAGCACCAACAGTTGGACTTTGAAAAGAGTGCTGGAGGGAGCACAAAGGGCTCCGCCGGGCGCAGCGCGCGTCGCTTTGATGTGGAGTTGTGGGAAATCCACGCACGTTTCCCTACGGGTGGGCGCGCGTTGGGCTCCGACCCCTCACGGCCCGCGCAGCCGGACGACGACTCTCAGGACGACATAGTAGTGTGGTACCATGCGCCCACAAGCCGCATCGTGCGCGCTGTCTACAATCCCTACCTGCACGGGCGCCGCCCCTACGAGCGCGTGCGCATGTTCCCCGCTGAGGGCTTTTATGGCATCGGGCTGTGCGAGCAAAAAGAAATGTTCCAGGCGCTCCAAACCGAGCTGATGAACTTCACCGTGGACAACGTGCTGTTGGGCAACTCTATCGGCATCGTGGCGAAGGCGGGTTCAAACATTGTGCCGGGCGAGCCAGTGTATCCCGGCAAAGTGTGGATTACAGACGGCGACGTGGGCAAGGATTTCGCGAGCTTTCAACTTGGCACGACTTATCCAAACCTCGCGGTGTTGCAGCAGCAAGTGCAGGCCCTTGGAGAGCGCCGTACCGGCATCTCGGACATCCAGTTGGGCAACATGCAGGAGCTTCCGGGGCGAACCCCGGCAACTACAATGTTGTCACTGTTGCAGGAAGGCAACAGGCGCCCGGACATGACCATCAAGGAGATGCGTCGAGGGCTCGGCGTTGTGGGCCTCCGCGTGATTCAATACCTCCAGCAGTACATGGGCTCCCCCGTCGATGTTGGCGGACAACGCCTGCTCCAGATGGCGGTCCAGGCGTTGGGCATGCCCGAAGGCATGTTCGCAGCACAAAAACTCACCTCCCCGATGGAGAACGCGGAACTCGGGTTGGGCGTTTCTATTACCGCGACAAGTGGCAGCGCGAACAAAGAAGTTGAGAAGCAGAATTATGTCGCGCTTTTGCAGCTCGCGGGCCAACTCACGCCTCAATTCATCCAGCTCATTTCCGTTGCGCAGCAGGCGCAGGGCTCTCCCGTGGGCCAGGTGGCGCTGCAAAGCGCCCTCGGCCTCCAAGAACTCTACAAACGCTTACTGGAGCAATATGACATCAAAAACATCTCCGATGTGGCGCCGGATATTAAAGCGAATACAGCATCCCTTCAAGCAGGAGCCGCGCAGCCAGGACTCGCCCCCGGCGCTCCCGCAGGGACTAACGGCAGCCCAGACGGACTCCTTGCGCCAACTTCTGGCGCACCCAGCATGGAAGGCGTACTCGGTGCTCTTGGAGTCGGTGGGTGAAGGGCTGTTCCTCGAACTAGCCCACGCACTTCCGCATGACCAGTACCTCGCTAAATGTGGCGAGTGGCAGATGCTCCAGCGCATTCAGGAATTGCCGGAGCGCATTCTTCTCAAAGTCTCCGAAATGGAGGACCGCGACCATGCCTACCGAACCCGTGACATCCTCACCCGCGACAAGCGCCTCGCCCGCGTCCTTAACACCCCCAACTGGGACGACGCCAGCCGCGACCTCACCGCCTCTAATCGCTGAACCCCACCGTTTCGCCACGACTGACGATGTGCCGACGTGGGCACGCGGCAGGACCGCAGCGGAAGTTCTCGCCATCACCAAAGGCCTTGTAGATAGCTTCCAACGCGCGGGAGGCGTCCCTGTGCCGCAGCCTGTTACGGCAGCCCCCGTCACGTCACCAACTCGTACTACGTTTGATACTGACGCTCCACTCGATCCTGAAGCGTACATTACCGGCAAGGACGCGATAGCCCTCGCAGACCGGATCGTGGCGCGGATACAGCAACAAGCGCAGCCCACTTTGGACACGGCAGCGTCTGCCGTCTATGGGATGGCCGCGCTTCGTCATGCGAAAGAGTTTGGGAAGTACGAGCCAGAGATTCAAACGCTCTTGGCGCGTGTCCCGAAGGCGCAGTGGACCCTTGACACTATGGATACAGTCGTTAAATTAGTAAAGGCAGACCACATGGCGGACTACCGCTCCGAATGGGAGCAAGAGTTCGTCGGCAAGATGGAACCGACAATGCGTTCGATTGGCAACGCGGGCTCGGCTTCCGCTCCCTCAGTTGACAAATCGCAGTCGCTCGAATCTGAGAAGATTCCCACCGACTGGAAACTCCGCGCCCAGAAAGCGGGCATTACGGAGAGTACCGTCGCAGAGTTTTGCCGCGCCAACGACATGACAACGGAAGCATTCTTCAAGTTGTTTGACAGCGGCAAGATTGTCACGGAAGGAGCTGTCGCATGAACCAGAAACGCGAACTCGTCCCCACGCACATCCGCACGGAATTTGGTGAAGTGCTGGATGACCCAAAGTTTTACGAAACGATGGGTGCTGCGATGGATCATACGTATGTCGCGGGCTATTCGGACATGCGACGGGCACGCGATCAGGCAATCGCGGAAGTCCAGCGGGGCGAGCGGAAGTGGAAAGACGTGCCAACGCTCCCGGTGCGGTTGCAGTGGACGCGCACCTCGAAGGTGATTGGTGGGCAGCCAGACAACACGAAGGAAGTGGAGTTTGGCTCCCAAAAGTATCGCCTCGTGACGAAATCTGACATCGGCAAGGAGTGGTGCAAGCATCTTCCTGATGGCGCGTCGTTGCAGGCGGACGGCTCTATTAAAAAGGGCGACACCACGTTGATGGTGTGCGATGCAAAAGACGCTGCCAGGAACGCCGCTTCCAACCAAAAAGCCATTGAACGTATGCACAAAGACACAGGCGCCTCGTTGCGAAACAAGGGCGCTGATTTTTCCATTGAGTCTGAAGCCGCTCCACAGATTGCGGCTCCCCCGTCTCGCGTTTAGTAAGGAGACCACACTATGCCTTTGGGACTAACCCCCGCACGCGGTGAGTGGGAATACCGTCGTAGCGCCGTTACCTCGCTCGCCGCCGGTCAGTTCCAGAAGGGCGATGGCGTTGCATTAGGATTTGGGCGCGTCGCGTCGCTCTACACCGCCAGCAACATGACGTTGCTCTTTGGGATTGCGACGCACGATAGCCTTGACTCGTTGCCCGCGGGCTACGCGACGATTGCGATTCCCGCCCCCGGATGCACGGCGTATGCGGACGTGTGGGGCGCGTCAATGGTCGCGTCCGAACTTTCCTTTGGAGAGTGCGGCAGCCTTGTCTCATATGGAGGGCGCACGTCGAGCTTCTCGAAGCTCGCGGCGTCGGTGTGGTCGCGGCTCTTGATGGTTGTTGGCCCAGTCAGTTCTGCTGACAGCCGCATTGAAGTCGCGTTCGTCCAGAACAACATGCTGATGTACAGCACCTCGTCTGTCTCGCTGCTGGCGTAAGGAGACCTTAACTTATGACGATTACTCGCGGTCAAGCCCTTCTCCTCCTAGAGCCAAAGTTGTCCAACATTTGGCACGAGGCATACCCTAAGCGCGCAGTCGAGTACACGAGTTTTTGTAACATCCGCGCGACGAAGAAAGCGACCGTCACCGACTTCAAGCTCTCCGACTTTGGGGCGCTCCGGCTTAAAGGCGAGGGTGAAAACCTGATTTATGACGACCCCCTCTTCGGTGCGGAGAAGGCGTACACGCCCATTCGGAAGGCGCTCGGCTACAAGATTACACAGGAGATG